CCCCCGCCATGATGGGGGTGGGGATGTTGATTTTGTGCTTGCTGATTGCGTCGTAGTATCTTTTGACATATGAAAGACGGTCTTCTTTATATTCCTGAAACAGAGTCAGAGCAATCATCATATACATGTACTGGGGAGTTTCAAAAACATTCCCTGTACTTCTATCTTGGACAAGATACTTATCAGCAACCTGTCGTAGACCTGCATAGGTAAACAACATGTCACGATCATGATCAATCCAACTATTAATCCGTGACCACTCTTCCATAGAGTATTTACTCATGATGTGATCGTCATACACACCTTGGTCCACACATCCCAATGCATGATCATAAATTGATGGGTAAGCGGTTACCCAATCAGGTCCAAACACTTGCTTACGCAAACTAAACAACAACAAACGTGCTGCTACAAATTGATAGTTAGGAGAATCTAAAGAAATCAAATCGCTAGCAGAACGTACAAGAATTTCCTGAATTTCTGCTGTAGTAATCCCATCATAGAATTGGATGTCCGAGTTCATCTCTACCTGAGAGGCACTCACGGCGCTTCCTAGACCCTCACATGCCTCGTCAACCATCTTATGAATCTTATCCAAGTTCAAGGGTTCTACAGACCCATTACGCTTACGAACTTTCGTGCCGTGACCATTGCTCATACTTTTTTCCAAGTGTTAAATTTAAGTGTTGCTTCTAATCCTTGATATACATTATCATGTATTAAATTTTGGACATCATGTCCTGCAAGATGCATATCGTTGATGTCCTTCTCCTGTATTTTATTAGGCCAGACAACTACCTTATCTCCTCGGTCAATGACTTTGGAGATTCGGTTGACGATCTCTCTATTGCGTGGTTCGTTATCAAAAATCCAAATATAATTGCTCCAACCAAACGTGCGAATATCAGCATCGGACCCAGCCATAGCAACTGAGTTTTTAATGAACGTCGCATCAAATGGTCCTTCTACAATATAGATCGGTTGTTCTTTGTTAATTCTATCCAGTCCAAAGATTTTAGGATGTTCATCATCTAGCATGATCGTGATGTATCTTAATTTTGCCTTAGGGGCGAGCGATCTGCCTTGGTATCCGAATAAGTTTCCTTGTGTATCTTTAAATGGGATTATAATGCGTGGACTATCTTGCCTGAGGGTATCAAATGTCTTCTTTTGTTTATTTGTCCACTCTTTAAATTTTGGACAGTAATAAAAGTATTCAAGATCTTTGATGCCTCTTTGTTCTAGATAGACTCGTGCCGGGTGAGAAATATTTAGGTCAGAAATCTTCTCAAGATCGGTATTCTTTTTGACAAATTTTGGTTCTGTAAAATTAAATTTTGGATTGGGTGTAGTAGTTCCCTTGCCAGTCCTACCTTCTTTAAATTTCTCCATGACATATTGATCATGGAGAAAATTATCTTGATCCTTAAGAAAATTTGAAAGTGTTCTACCAACACCACAATTGTGGCATTTAAACACAAAATTATTCTTAATCTTAAACAAATATCCCCTCGCTTTGTTGCGTCTCTTTTGTGAGTCGCCGCAGTAAGGACACCTGAAATTGTACAGGTCTGCCTTCTTGCGACTGAAAAGAGTCAAGCGAGGGGATATTAAATTTATGTACTTGACATCAAGAAAACTCACTAGGAGACATCACCACTGATCCTATAATACCAGATCCGGTGGTGTGCGTCAACCTTGATTGTGACGATTCTGAAAGTGGTCTCAGTATTCTCTGACCTACGGGAGAAACCAAGAAACTAATAATAGCAAGTCCACCAAAGATAGACCACATCTTCTTTTCCATAAGGCGAAGACGTTCATCAATCAATTTGATATCTCTTTCACATCCTGTCTTAATCTCCCTGGTAGAGCGATTAACTTCTCTATGTAAACTCTCTACCTTTTCAAAAAGTACAGCGTCAATCCTATCTTGCTTATCCAGTTTTTCATTATGAACAGCAAGAAGTTTCCCCATTTGTATGGAGTTTTCCTGCAAAGACTCTACAACCTTTTCCAATCTTTCTAAGATAGCGGTATTGATATCGCGGGAATCTCCCATACTAAAATCCTCAGACATTACGGATAGCAAAATCAAGAGCAGACTGATACGTGCTAGCGTTTTTGTTAGCCATGTATTGGAACTGTTGCTTATGCGTATCGTCTAACTGAGCATAGCAAGCAGCAATACGTTTTGCTGAGAAGTTATCAATATTCTGTGTAGATCCATCACCAAATTGCACCTTAGCAAAAGATGCTTCTCCTTGAGGATTAAGTTCTGATGTTGCAACATCTAATGCAACTTGAATCACGTCTTGATTTTCCATAATGTTATCACCTTTTAATTCTACAGAGTTATTCATTCTAGAAAGTTTCTTCGTTTGTGAAGATGCTTTCTTTTTAAAGTCTTGAAGACGTGCTTTCATAAGAGTGTCCATCTCTTTCGTCTTGGACTGCATTTTTTTCTTAGCGTCATCACGCTTTTTCTGGACATCTTTTTGACGACCCAATTTTTTCATTTGGCCAATCTGTTTCTGTGCCCTCTCAGTTTCGGTAGGAGCAGCTTCAGAAATAGTGTTAATTTCTAATTCTTCTTTCATTTTTCTACGATTAATACGGGACATTAAAGCACGGGCACCATTTGTACGCCCATCAACTTTATCTTGATTTGCTTTTTTATACTTACGATGCTGTTTAGGATTAACAAACACAAAAGCAGGTGGTAAAGATAAATTACCCCCGTCTCCTGCTACCATTTCTGAGATGTTTTTCATATCAGATTCAGTTCCTTTAAACAATATGTGTCTATGTCATTATTTAGTGATGGGGGAAGTCTGTCCAAAAATAAAAGGAATGATTTTAATACACTCCAATATTCTTTTTCAATTTTAAAAAGTAACAACGGAGTTGCTGCTTCCCCAAAAATATTATATAAACAAATGATATGGTTTAATATTAAATGCTTTTTAAACTCCTTCGTAGTTTGGTATCTACGAAGGAGTCTTTTAATATATTTAAATTTTTTAATATCCTCTTCAAAGTCAGAATATGTAACTGATTGAGGATTATCATAATTTTTAATCGCAAATAGGACCCAGTTGTCCTGATTCAATTCATCAAATTTCATTTAATATTAAGCAGTAGTAACTACTGCTGTAGCAGAGGTAACTTCAGTAGCACCGTTGGTAGAATTAATCTTGACACGGTAGGAACCAGCATCAGTTGCTGCATAAGAAGCAACATCAAATGTGGTTGCGGTAGCACCAGAAACATTTGCCCAACGACTTGCGTCAGACAACTTCTGCCACTGATAGGTGAGAACAGATGCATCACCAGGAGGAGTAGCGGTAGCGGCAAGAACAAGTTGTAGAGCGTCACCAACTGCAACAGCAGTATCTGCTGGTTGTGTTTGAATCGCGATTACTACGCTTACATCTGCTGCTACAGCATCATCTGCTTGTGTCTCAGAATTATTCGCTTCTGCATCAGCAAGTGTTACCAACAACTCTGCCTTGTGACGTGTAGCACCGGAACTATCGGTAAATGTATAGTATGACCACCAACCAGGAGCGTTCAATCCTCGTGCTTTATTTTCTGCAAGTGCTGCTTCAGTTTCATCAATGAAAATTGTTTGCTTTGCTTGACTTGATGCAGCGATGCCTCTACCAGCCTTGGTGACATTTGCATTGCTGTCAGTTTTTCCGTATAGAGACATGGTTTCTCCGTAAAATGACTTAATCTAAATTATATTTATAAAGATGGGGGGACTTGAATCCCCCCACTATATCACGCTTCTTCGCGTGTCTTGATTGCTTTGGTTACAACTTCAAGTAGTTGATCATCCATGTCAGTCTTGGTCAGCTTAACAGCTTTAGCAAGAATAACAAGACAGATCTCAACCATCTTCTCACCGAGTTCTTCATTCTCAGGAATTTTAGAAATTGCATCGGTGATAATCTTTGATGCGAGTGGAAGTAAAAATGCTAGCATAATCTTATTGCATGGTGCAGATACTATTTATTTAACACTCATCTTCTGACCGTTATCATCCTTAATCTGTGGCATTACTTCCACAGTTTTTTTCTTGGACTTACGTTCTTTTTCTTTACACTCACACTCCTCACGAAGTAGTTTGAAATTTTTCATTTCTTCTTACTCATTCCAATGATCTTACTAACTTTCTTACGACGTGCTAGAAGATACTTATCGGACTTGTCATGATCACCATCATTGTCAATATCCTTGTCCTCTTTACCTACTGGGTCTAGTTTCTTTTCAGTAGTATATTCAACTTCTTCTTTCTTGGCAGTCTTTGCAGATTTAGTGAAGGCATCAGCAGCAGGATAGTCCTTACTACCTTTCTTTGCAGGTGCTTCACCACGCTTCTTTTTAGCATGGATGTTAGCATAGAGACCATTCTTCTCTTGAATCTCATCACCTTCTGGTTCAAACCCTGCCTTGACACAGTTGTTAACTTCCTTACCACCTTTCTTCTTGGTGCCTTGCTTCTTATATCCTTT